ATGTTGCCGTATTTGTGAACGACAAAGAGAAAGAAGAAAGATAATCAGTTGGTTGCAGCAAGAACTTATTTCCAGAAGTCATTGTTGCCGTAACATTCTTACGGAAATAATCAAGATCAACTAGTTTTAGTATTTTCTCTTCTGCATTCTCAATAAAATTGTTGAGATTGTTGACGAACGTAGTTTCGTCATTCTCAGTGTAGTCTTGAATAGCTTGTTTAAGTGTCGTTAACGTATATGTCATGGTGTGTTCGCCTGACCGCCCATGCCGCTGTGATTAGTGCAATAGTAATACAGTGTCGGTGCTCCTACAGCAACCGTGATTTGAGTATAAGTAGAAGTGGTTGTTACACCCGTGGTGTATTGTGAGCCTCCACCGTGTGTGCCATCTGACGTTGTCGAAAGACGCAAGGGGTGTCCAGAATTACTGCTATCAGATTGATCAAACCTATAAGTGTTACCCTCGGTCAGCGTAACAGTGTCTTGTCTAACGCCGTCTATATAATATTTATTGGCGCCAAGATAGCTTTGAACAGTGACCGCGAATGTCTGTGTAATCGTTGTGCCAGTCGTTGATGCCGTGCCAAGAGAAGATGTAAGAGCAAATCCTGTTACAGGAGTATTAACGGAAACAGTCGTAGGCGCATTGACCGTCACTTCCCCTAGTGTAGCCGTTAATTTAGGCACCAACTCAAAGGTTAAAGACTCTAAATTGAATGCAGGAAAGCTGGCTGTGACCGGAATGCTGTTGTTCTCCGGTCTAGGATCTTTTAGTGCTTGAGGATCAATGACCCTACGCCTGGGTTCCAACTGAGGATGTTTAGGTTCATATTCATCAGGACCTACCTTCATTCCATTCCACTCGGTTCTCATATCGCGTAAACGATATCGAAACCCAGAACGATCTGAAATTCCGTAAGCATCTTTTCCTGATGTATAGTTGCCCATTAGACCCTCAAGAATTGAATGTCAGGCTGTAGCTTCAAAGACACTCTATCTTCGTCCTCATCTGCGGCTCTCTGGAACTCTTCTTCATAGACCGTTTTTAACAGTTGAACTCTTTCAGGAGATTTCTTCAAAGCTATGTAATAAGCCATTCCTGCCGCTGCACAAGGTAAAAAACGAAAAGGAAGTTCAACATCATTTACAGATGCGTCTGCATCTTCTATGCGTCTAACATAGTAATAAACAAGCTGATCAGTGCTGTTTTCAGGAGTAGGCCATAAAGTTATCTGTGGAGTTATCTGTCTGTTAAAATAATACTGAGAAGGTCTACCCTGCGTTGTTTTATTTGGAACAGATAAGTAGTCTCCTCGGCTTACCTTTGTAATGTTGAAATCAGTGCCGGCACGCCTGATCACAACCTCCAACAAATCAACCACATCTTGCCCAAGAGTCTCGATAGATTGTCCTTGAGTGAGCGTTATCGTGGCTTGGCGCACTGTCCACAAATTTACACCTCTGTTTGCCCAATCTGCAAACATCAGGTTCATAGATCTACGAGCGGTGCGTGCATCATATCCGGTGCGAACCTCAAGCCCACACCGCTCATATGCCTCCTCAATGATATCAGAGACATCAAGAGTAAAATCTCTTGATCCAGACGTTGCCATTTACTTACTCTTGACCCTACCGCCAGCACGCATTTTTTTCATGCCGACTTTGCCACCACCACGCATTTTCATGAGGGGCTTTTTCTTCATGGTCATTCCACCACCACGCATACGCTTCATGGCTTTTTTCTTAGCACCTACCATCTTCTCGTCTCCTTCTTCGGGTTAAGATTAAATTAAGGTAGTCTTCTTTACTGTAGTTTTTGTAGTACCCAGTCTTTTCAAGTATCCTACTAGCATCATCAAGTTCTGACAATCTTTGTATAAAAACCATAGTAAAATCAGTTTGAAAGGATAAAAGCCATAAATCTAATTTGTTACAAGCAAACCACTCATTCATGGCAACACAAGCACTTTCAACTTCTTCGTATGTTTGACTTGGTTCCTCTTCTAAACAAATAATAACAGAATGTTTTTTACTAAAATTTTTGCACTTTGCAGCTATAGTTCGCCATAAATCTTCTCTATCAAAACACTCAACCACTAATAGTTTATTGTCTTTCAATGCTTTCTTCGCAAAGGGACACGGTGCATATCCAACATCAGGGTCAATAACACTAAGGTCGTTGTGAACCCACTCTTCTATAAGTTCACGCATCTTATTTCTTTCTTCTACGAACGGCTTTTACACGCCTTGGCTTACCCGCTGGTTGTCCCAAACGTTTCTTCTGGGCAACACGAGAGGCTTTTTCTTTTGAAGACATTTCTTTGGTTGTCTTCGGAGTTTTGGATGATACCCGCTTTGACGGGCGACAATAAGGGACACCACGTTTTTCTCCCTTCTGACGACCACATTTCTTTCCTGTGCGAACGTCTTTCCAGTCTTCTTTAAACCATCGTTTAAGAGCTAAACCAGCTTTTGTTTTTCTAACTGCCATCAGGATTGCTCCACCGCGCCCTTAGTTCTTTTTCTTCGCCTCGGCAATACTTTGCCGCAACCTCTGGCTACGGCTGTCCCTGTCTTCTTCTTCCCACGAAACTTCCGCTTGGGTTTCGTAACAGGGACCGTCATTAGAACGTCCTACCTTTGCGCTTAGAAGAGCCACTCTTCTTTTTAGACTTCTTACTTTTTCCTCCAGTTCCATAGTTTGCCGCCCCTACTTTCCGACATTTTGCAATGGCACCTGAAGCATAAGCACTAGGAAAAACTTTATAGCGTGCTTTTACCTTTCTATAACAAGCGTCTTTGGGCATCTTTTTCCCTCCTGGCTTCGTAATTTGCTTACTCATTCGTGATCTATTAATAGCCACTATATAAACCTATTAGCCAATGCTGTCGCCACTATGAGAGCCGCAATACCCCATAGGCGCATATCCAACTTATCTAATTGACGTTGTATTTCAGCGTATCGCTTATCACACGACTCTTCGTGCTTCTCAAGCTGACGTAGGACTTCTTCTGGGGTCATTAGCACTTCCATCTTCTACGAGCCTGTCTCAAACGGCTATTTGGATCTTTTGCAGCCTTCGGGAACTTCTTCATTTGCCCCGCAGACCTAGCGCAAAATGACTTACGTCTCTTTGCTGCCTTACTACCCTTTTTAACTTTACCTGTCACAGCAGTCTTTAACTTACTACCAGGGTTTTCTCTTCTGTATCGAGCAACACCAGCCTTAGTCATTCCCGCTCCAGACTTAGTGGAGCGGAAATACTTTTTGGTTTTTGGCGGCTGTTTGTCTCTTTTCCTAGCCATTAGCCAAAGAAGCCAGTTATAGAATCAATGTTAGTCAATGTCACATGACACTCACTGTCAAAGATTATACCATGATCAGGTATTGTGATCTGATTGTCATCAGAGGTGTGAAATACCATTGACAACAGAGTTGCACCACCACTGCCATTCTTAAAAACCACGGCAGGAGAGCCACTACCAGCAGTCTTTACATAGAACGCTTTAAGACGGGTTCTACCGCCCTGCAACGTTCCAGTAGACGTAACTGTTTTCGCCGTAATAGAAGCAGCCATGTTGACCTCCTATTAAGCTGTTGGTGAGTCAGATGAAATACCAAAGAACTTCAAAGATATTTGACCACCAGCGCCTGCTGTGCCTGAAATAGTCACTTCAACTTCATCAGCAGTTGCCTCTGCTACTTGACCGGCGGCAAAACCAGACATGCCAAGCACACCATTACAACCAAAGAAACCTTTAAAACCAGTCGCGTTAATGGCTGTTGTAGGTAATCCATCAACAAATCCATCTGGATCTGTGTCTGTACCAATATCAACAAGGTTTACGTTATTAGCGGCGGCTGTCACGACTGTAACCGCCACACCCATAGGAATGAAATTTGAAGGAATACCAATGGAAGCCTCTTTGTGACTTGTGCCTGAAGAAGCAATATCAATAGTCGCCGTGTAGGTTGACAATGTCATTTCATTAGTCAACGCACCAGTCGTGCTATTTTTGATGATGTTCTTGAAACCGTTTTCGGAACGGACTGGTCCGTTAAACGTTGTGTTAGCCATGTGAGTCTCCTGTCTTGGCTAATGTCAGTCACCCCATGCGACTGTCAGGATATCTCATCATACATTAAAAAAAGCGGAGCCGCAACAAAACGGCTCCGAGTTTAGGGAGGATCTTCATGAGTACATATAAACTAATAGAAAAAAGGGCGACCCGCAAGCCGCCCTTTTCGCAATCCCTAGTATGGAGGACTAGGATTTATGCACCTGGTGAACCAAATACACAACGAGGATCGGAGAAGCCGAAGCTGTAACGCTCACGAGCCTTGAAGCGCATGTTACCGGTGTCGAAGTCTGCTTCCATCTGTGTTGACAATGGAACACGCTCAAAGTGGAGGAAACCACGAGGAGCATCTGTCAAGATGAAGAACGCATCTGGGTCTGTCAGGAAGTCATTGACAGCATAGCCGTCAGGCAACATACCCATTGACCGCAATGCATTTACATCGTTGTCAGCGGTGCCAACACGAAGGTTTGAAACCATGAGACGCTCGGCAATGAACTGTAGCTGACGAGGAATGATAAGTTTCGTTCCACGAAGTGCTACCTTCAGACCACGCTCATCTACAAAGCCAGCAATGTTGATAAGAGCGTCTTCCAAAGAAGTTTCGTTCAAATCAGCAGCAGTAGCTGGTTCGTTAGCAAAAGTACCACCGTTTGTCAGTGGATGAGAAGCGTCACAGAGTGCAACACCATCACCACCAGCAGAGGCACCAGCCGTAAAGGCATTGTTTAGAATGCTTGCGGCTTTGACTTGCTTTGTATGAGCCATTGAACGAGCGAGAGCACGGGTGTAGCGGCTTGAAAGACGATCATACAGATTGTCTTCAACAGCCTCTTCAGTGATGCTGAACGCTAAAGCAATGGTTTCATGGTTGTACCGAGCGGTGAATGCTTCATTGGCATCGTCAAAACTGACGGCAGAACCTTCCGCTTTAGTCGGAGCGGCTCCAAAGCCTGATAACATCACTTCCTCTTCAAATGCACGATCTGAAGACTCGGTAGTAAAGATTTCGGCGTGCTGGTTTTCATACCTGTCATACTCCATTCCAAACAGAGCATTTAGGCCAGGCTCCAGCTCTTTCGCCAGTTGTGCGCGAGAAATAGCCATAACTGA